ACCGCATGACCATCAAAGACAAACTGCACACCGCTGCGAGTGCGGCGGCAGGCTTTTTGCCTGATGCGCTCATGCTGGGCGGTGCCGGTGGTGTCTCTTACGGGGCCTGGCTGGTGTACGGCCCAGCCGGGTACGTGGTGGGCGGCCTGTTTGCCCTCGTTGCTGGCGTGGTACTGGCCCGAGGTGGCAAGTAATGGGGTTCCTGGCGCGCGCGGTCTCTGGTGAGCGAAAGTCCATGGACACGCTTGAGCTTTTCAGAGAGATCTATGGCGGCAGAACGTCGAAATCTGGCGTAGCAATCACGCTTGAGAACGCCTTTAAAGTCTCTGCGGCATTCGCATGTCTGAAGGTGCTTTCGCAGGGTGGGGCGCAGGTTCCATTCAAACTCTTCCATGAACAAGAGATCGGCGGCTTGAGCAAAATTGCCACGGCTAAAGATCACTCTCTATACGACTTGATGGCCCATGCCCCGAACGGATGGACTACATCGTTCGAGTTTCGAGAGACGCTTATTCTGCATGCAGCACTCGGAGACGCCTACGCATTTAAAAACAAGTCTGGAGCACGCGGCGCGATCACTGAGCTGATTCTGCTGGACCCGGCCAAGGTCAAGAAAGAGCAAAAGTCGGATTGGTCCATTGTCTATAAAGTGACTGGAGCCAGCGGGGCAGTGCAAGAATTTCCAGCTGAGGCGATCTGGCACGTCAAAGGCCCGTCATGGAACGGTGTTCAGGGGATGGAGGTACTCAACCTCGCCCGGGAAGCACTCGGTCTGTCGATAGCGACCGAAGAGTCGCACGCCAAGCTGCATGACAAAGGCGTTCGGCCATCGGGTATTTATTCGGTTGAGGGGTCGCTGAATCCCGAGCAGTACAAGAAGCTGAAAGACTGGATCGACAAGGAATTTGCTGGCGCCGAAAACGCCGGCACTGCCATGATCCTTGACCGCAGCGCAAAGTGGTTGCCGATGGCGATGAGCGGCCTGGATGCGCAGCACCTGGAAACGCGAAAGTTCCAGATTGAGGAAGTGTGCCGATTCTTCGGCGTGATGCCGATTATGGTCGGCTACTCCGACAAGGCGGCCACCTACGCCAGCGCTGAGCAGATGTTCCTGGCGCACGTGGTGCATACGCTTAGTCCGTGGTACGCAAGAGTTGAGAACTCCGCTGATGCTTACCTGTTGAGCAAGCGGGAGCGCTCAGAAGGCTTGTATTTCAAGTTCGTGGCTGCCGGCCTGCTTCGGGGGGCCGCAAAAGACCGCGCGGAGTACTACGCCAAGGCGCTTGGATCTGGCGGATCTCCGGCATGGATGACGCCAGACGAAGTCAGGGCGCTTGAAGAACTCAACCCGATGGGCGGGGCTGCCGCTCAACTGCCTACGCCCACAAACGTGGGCGGCGCAGCAAAAAAGGAAAACAATGATGCAGAACCTAACGTGTAGTCTGCGTGAGCTGAAGTTCGCGACAGATGGCGATGCGCCAGCAATGAGCTTCACAGGCTACGGCGCTGTGTTCGGCAACGTCGACTCGTATGGAGACGTGATCGAAGCTGGCGCGTTCTCGAAATTCTTAGCCGACGTGAAATCAGGCGCTCAACCCTGGCCATCCATGCTCTCTCAGCACGGCGGATGGCAGATCAGTGCAGAAGACATGACGCCCATCGGCGTCTGGACGGACTTTGCCGAAGACGGCCACGGTCTGAAAGTCACCGGACAACTGGCAGACACGCCGCGCGGAATTGAGATGTACAAGCTCATGAAGATGAGTCCACGTCCCGCGATTGATGGCATGTCAATCGGCTATATCGCGAAGGAATGGGAGCCGCGCAGCAAGCCGGAAGACCCGAAGCGCAAATTAAAGCGCATCGACCTTATCGAAGTCTCGCTGGTCACGCGACCCGCGAATGGAAAAGCACGTGTTGAGGCTGTCAAGACCATCGAGGAGCTTGACAGCCTTGCATCTATCGAGCGCCACCTGCGTGATGTTTGTGGACTCTCGAAAAGCGAGGCGACCGCCATGGTCTCTCGCATCAAGAGCGTCAGCCGGAGTGATTCTGGGGACGAAGCTGAAAGGTTGGCCGAACTGGCCGCCGCCCTGAGAGGCTGCCCAGCAGTCTGACCAAAAAGCCACCCCGTAGATAGCCGCCCTTGAGGCGGCTTTTTCATTCCCGAAAGGAAAACACAATGTCCGATATTCTCGAAATCAAGCAGATGCTCGAAGAGCGCAAGAAAGCCTACGACGAACTGCAAAAGACCGTCTCCGAACTCAAAGCCGCACAAGTCGACGGCAAAGCCATCGGAGATCTGACCGCGAAAGTCGAAACCCTGTCCGCAGCATGTGACAAGTTCGACGAAATGAAGGATGCCCTGGATGAACTGCAGAAGAAGGCGGGCCGTCCGCAAAACGACGTCGAAGCCAAGTCTGCCGCAGACCTTGCAGAAGAGACGAAGAACTTCAATATCGCTCTGCGTGCAGACTTCCAGATGAAGGGTAAGACCCACCCTGGCGATCTGACGGTTGAGGCTTATAAAGAGTACAAATCGGCTTTCTTCAAAGTCGCCGTTGGCGCCTCGCTTGAGAGTCTGTCCGCAGACGAGCGCAAGGCCATGTCCGCCGGATCTGATCCGGATGGCGGTTACTTGCTGCCCCACGCCACCGCTGGCCGTACTCTCGGAAAGATCTACGAGCAGTCCACCATGCGCCAACTGGCTGAAGTGCAGACCATCAGCTCCAACGACATCGAGGGCATCCTCGACAACGACGAAGCCAGCGCCGGTTGGGTGTCTGAGCTGGGTTCGCGCACTGAAACCACCACGCCCACGGTCGGAAAGTGGCGCATCGAAGCCCACGAGATGTACGCAATGCCCAAGGCATCGCAGCGCATCCTGGACGACGCCGCGACCAACGTCGAAGCCTGGCTGGCTGGCAAGATCGCCGACAAGTTCGCACGGGTCGAAGGTTCCGCCTTCTGGACTGGCGACGGTGTTGGCAAGCCGAAGGGCCTGGCCGCATACACCACGGCTGCAACGGCAGACGACTCCCGCGCATGGGGCACGTTCGAGCACGTCAAGACCGGCGCCAACGGTGATTTCCACACCACAAAAGCCGACCCGCTGCAAGACCTGATCGGCGCGTTCAAGGATCAGTACCTGCAAAACGCATCCTTCGTGATGCGCCGCGAGGTGCGGACCAAGATCCGCAAGATGAAGGAAGCCACCAGCGACCGCTATCTGTGGGAGCCATCCTTGCAAGCCGGTCAACCAGACCGCCTGCTGGGCTACCCAACCCGCATCGACCAGTACATGCCCGCCCTTGGCACTGGATCGCTGTCGCTGGCCTTTGGTGACTTCAAGCAGGCATACCTGATTGTTGACCGCCTGGGCATCCGCACGCTCAGAGATCCGTATACGGCAAAGCCATGGGTACTTTTCTATTCCACCAAGCGCACTGGTGGTGGTGCCCAGAACACTGAAGCCGTCAAGTTCTTGTCCTTCGCCAGCTGATCAACCACGGGGCGCGCCACACCGGGCGCCCCGACTCAACTTCCTGAAAGGTATCGCTATGAGCCTCCTGAAAAACATCAAGGTCACGCCCGTGGCTGCATCCGCAGTCGCCGCGCAAACCGAAGTTCTGACCAGCGTTCTGGACATGTCCGGCTTCGATGGCGTGATGTTCATTGCCCTGCTGGGCGATGTCACCGCCACGTCTGTTCTGACCCTGACCGCAAAGGGCAACAGCGCCAGCTCCACCAGTTCGCCCACTCCGGTGACGCAGGTTGCCACCTCGGCCTTTACGGCTGGTGCATCCGACGCCGACGACAAGGCCCTGGTGGTGGACGTGTACGACCCAGCGCTGCGCTACGTGTTCGCCAGCCTGACCCGCACCGTGGCGAATGCTGTGGTGAACGGGATCGTCGCCATCCAATACAAGGCCGAATACCGACCCACCACCCAGGCCGCGACCGTCATCGCGTCCGCCATGGGTCCGGGCGTCGCTGCCTGATGCGTGAAGCGCCTGCGCAATCGGGCGCTTTGCAGATCACAAGGACACCATGATCGTCACCCAAACCACCCCACCGGCCTA